CTGGAAGTGTGCAAGGTGCATTGTCGAATCTTTCAGGTGCTACCGGCATGGCAGGCATTGGAAATTCTATTTCTAGTAGTGTTAACGGAGCAATAAATTCTTTACAGTCTGTGACAGGGTCTACAAGCAACATTACAGCAGATATCTCCGGTAGTCTAAACAAATTAACTGGCGGTAACCTAGCGGGCGGTTTACAATCACTGGCAGGTTCTATTTCAAAAGCAGCAGGTGCGCTCAACAATATACTTAGTCTAAAACGTGGAGCTAACCTTCCATCGGGAGCGGAAGCATTTATCAAACAAGGCACAGCCATTAAATTATCTCCAGGCGCCAAGGATGATTGGCGTGTGAGAATAACCTGCGAATGGAATATTTTTAATAGTGCTTTATTTTCTGTTCTTGAAAACACAGGAGGTGTTGTATGGCCATACAATCCCAGTATCACTGTAGCAACCAAAGCAGAATACAATACCATAACTCCTATACACAGCAATTATGCCGTTTACTCATATAAGAACAGCACCGTGGATGACATACAGATCAGCGGAGAATTCAGTTGTGAAACAGAAACAGATGCGGCCTATTGGATAGCAGCCACCACATTCTTTAAGACAGCAACTAAGATGTTTTTTGGTCAAGGAGAATTTGCAGGAAATCCTCCATTGATATGCAATCTAACCGGATATGGTTCCAGCGTGTTTGACAAAGTTCCAGTGATTATAAAATCTTTTTCTGTGGATCTAAAGGAAGACGTTAACTATATCAGATGTAACACATTTGAAACCAATACCTGGGTCCCTATCATGAGCACTATCTCTGTGACAGTTTCGCCGGTCTATAATCGTCAGAGACTGCGCAAATTTAGTCTGCAGGATTATGCTCGTGGTAAAACTGCCGGCAGCACTGAAGTAGGATATTACTAATGGCAAACTATTCTAAGGCCAGCCCTTGGGCCAACACCAGACAGAACAATTTATATCTTGAATTATTAGACATAAGATCAGTTCCTGCAGAAGATGACGATTATCGTTATGTGATTGAAAATCAATATCGTCATCGCCCAGATCTCTTGGCCTATGACTTGTATGGTAATCCTAAACTTTGGTGGGTATTTGTTCAAAGAAACATGAGTGTAATAAAAGATCCTATCTACGATTTTGAACCAGGCACTGTGATATATCTTCCTAAAAAATCAAATCTAGAAAAGTTTCTAGGAGTATAACATGGCTATTTTAGATTATCTAAATCGGCTTGCAGATATTAGGAAACCCGATGGAACAGGAGTTAATCTCAATCCAAGCAATAGCACTATTGGTGTAGGTTCGGTATCGAATGTAACTAATCTTTCTTTGCCTAAAGCCACTGACGCATTGAAAAACGGTGTGTCTAGCATACTGAAAGATTATACTAAGTCTACTGCCGCAGCAACAAAAAATCTTCCAAGACTTGTAAAAAATCCCATGGAGGATTTCGCTTCAGTAAACGTGCTATGGACTTTGGCCTGTCTGACTCCTCAACAGTTTAATAATCCCAGTTCTTACAGAAACAGTCCAACAGACCTACAGAATATTGTATTTGCTTCGGGTGGTAGGTTCGATAGCCAACGTGTTAAAACATATTTTGGCACACCGGAATATTATATAAACAATTTCCAAATGAACTGTTTGATAGGCACAAATGAAAAGACCGGAAACAGTAATGCTATTAAATTTTCATTCGACATCTATGAACCTCATTCTATGGGGCTGCTGTTACAGAGTATGCAGAATGCTGCTATAAAATCAGGTTACATAAGTTATCTAGGAAATACTCCTTACGTGCTAAGGATGGATATACAAGGATACGATGATCTTGGGTTAGTAATCAAATCTGTAAAACCAAAGTTTTTTACATTGAAGCTAACCACGATGAAGTTTTCTGTCACAGAAGGCGGCAGCAATTACAAAGTGGAAGCCATACCATTCAACCATCAAGGTTTTTCAGATGCTGTGAATACATCATATAATGATTTGAAAATATACGGCGATAAAAATGGCAAAGGTGATGTAGTTGAATTACTCAGCACTGGAGAAGCAAGCCTTGCAGCAATACTTAATCGCAACGAAGAAAAACTAAGGAAAGAAGGCAAGATAGGCATAGTTGATGAATATGCTATTCAATTTCCTGTGCTATCTGGAGATTGGTATTCGTCAGCCGGAAATCCAGCTAAAATATCAAAGGCTTCTGTAAACCCTTTGGCCGAGTTACCGAAATCTATTTCGGGAGGAGCATCTACAAAGCAAGATGTTAAGAATTTGCCAGTGAATGAGATAGGATTGGCTAGTTTGGGATTTGATCAAAGCCGCGGTGGTAATACTGTATTCAAACGAGCCAACGATCAGTTAGACGCCAAGACGGGAATAATAAAAAGAGATAGTATGACCATTGATCCTAAAATCCGTGCATTTCAATTCGGACAAGGACAGAGTCTTACATCTATGATCAATCAGATCATCCTTAGTTCTGATTATGCAAAGAAAGCTATTGATCCCAATAATTTAACAAAAGAAGGTTATATTAAATGGTTCAAATTAGATGTGCAGATTGAATTATTAGAATACGATCCGCTAATAGGTGATTACGCTAAGAAAATCACCTATAGGGTAGTGCCTTATTACATACATCAAAGTATATTTGCTAATCCCACTTCTGCTCCTATAGGATATGCAGAACTAATGAAAACTGTGATAAAAGAATATCAATATATCTATACAGGACAAAACGTTGATGTATTAAAATTTGATATTAATATCAATAATTTGTTTTTCACAGGTACCAATCCTAAACCTGAAAATGAAGCAGCACAAACCAGTAATCAAGATCAGAAAGGTGCCGAAGTAAGAAATAAAACTACTAAAACAGGACAGGGCCAAGCACCAGAAGTGCAGGCAGCTCAATCAGGTAGATCAAGAACTCCTAGAGATCCTAGATTATTAGCAGGATTCAAAGGCGGTTCTGGAGACAAGACCACAGAACAAAATATAGCTGAAAATTTCCAACAGGCTTTTATCAGCGGCAATTCGGCAGATTTAGTCACTGTAGATTTAGAAATACTAGGAGATCCTTATTGGTTAGTTGACAGTGGTATGGGTAATTATTTTTCCGGCACAGCCACTCCAACATCGCAGATAACCAACGACGGTACGATGAATTATGAAGCAGGTAATATCTATATCTATTTGACTTTTAGAACGCCTGCAGACATCAATGAAACCACAGGATTGTATGATTTTTCTGTGGCAGGCAAAGAAAGCCCATTTGGTGGAATATATCGAGTGAACATGTGCGAGAATTATTTCCAAGACGGATTCTGGAAACAGAAATTAAAATGTTTGAGAATGCCAGGACCTCAAGGACCTGAAGCAAACAAAACTGCTCAAGGGGATGTTGCATCGGTGATTTCTAAAGCAGGAAGTTCTGCTACTGAACTCACAGAAGCTGAAGCAATTAAGAAATCTCCAACCGATGATGCTAATAAAGAAACGCCAGTTCAAAATAACAGTTCTAGTTCTACAAATAGCACAGCGGCCAAACAGGGCAGTGCTGTTTCTAAAGCCGGAACTAAAACAGTTTCAAACCAAGGACAGCGAGCAACAGGATTTAGATACTACAGAGATTTAGGACAAAATTAATGGCAGAGTTAAAACGACCATCGGCCGAAGGAGACGGTAAAAAGGGATTATTAAGCAATGGCATGTATTTGGCCAGAGTTATCAGTCATCTTGATCCTACATTCGGTGGTGCCTTAGAAGTTACAGTTTTAAAAGATCAAAATAATACCCCAGGCGAAGATGCAGAAACACAGATAGTAAAATATGCACCTCCGTTCTTTGGCTATACACCTTTTGAATTCATGGGCAAGAACGACGGCTCACAGTCTACCATAGAAGGATTTAACGACACACAAAAATCCTATGGTATGTGGTTTGTTCCTCCAGATATAGGAACCAATGTTCTTTGTATGTTCATAGACGGTGATCCTAGCCAAGGATATTGGTTCGCTTGTGTTCCTGGAAGATTTATTAATAATATGGTTCCTGCGATAGCAGCATCTACAGAAAATGTTCTAGACAGTGTAGATAAAAAACGTTATGGTAACACTAAACAACCTTTACCTGTGGCCGAAATCAATAAACGCATCAACGGTGAAAAACAGGAAATAAATCCAGAAAAGATTAAAAAGGTCGTGCATCCTATCGCAGATCGTTTCTTAGAACAAGGCACACTAGAAGATGATGTTAGAGGACCCTCAACGTCAAGTCCTCGTAGAGAAGCACCTAGTATGGTGTTTGGTATTTCAACACCAGGACCTGTTGATCGTAGAACCAATGCTAAAAAATCAAAGATAGGAAAAAATAACAGCCAGACTGAAAACCCCGTGCCAGTGAGTAGATTAGGTGGCACACAGTTGGTCATGGACGATGGTGATGATCGTTATCACAGAGAAAAGACCGCAGCAGAAGGGCCTGTAAAATATGTCGACCTTCTAGATCCTACTGTGCAGAAAAAATTAAATCAAGGTGAAGCCACTGTTCCATATAATGAACATTTCAGAATCCGCACACGCACCGGTCATCAGATACTGTTGCATAACAGTGAAGATTTAATCTATATCGCCAATGCTCGAGGCACTGCATGGATAGAATTTACCAGCAACGGAAAAATAGACATATATTCCGAAGACAGCATCAGTATACATACACACAATGATCTAAATATACGAGCCGACCGTGACATCAACATGGAGGCTGGTCGTAACATTAACATGCACACAGAATCAGGCAAATGGCATGTTGAAGTAGCCACAGACATGGAATTTCTAATAAACAATGATTCTAAACTTACTGTAGGCAGTAATCTCGACATCTTGGTCGGCGCTAAGACCAAGATTTCCACAAACACAGATTTAGACCTAGCAGCAGGAGGAGCAACAAAATTAAGTTCCACAGCAGACATAAGCATAGGTAGTGGCGGCGAAGTAAAAATTAACGGTTCCAAGATAAATTTAAATGGACCAAATAACGCAGAAACTGCCATTGCTGCAGATTTCGTTAGACCTTACGATCTACATGATAATGCAGCTACCAGCACCACTGCTGACTGGGAAACCAAGAGATATCAGTCCGGAATAGTCAAGAGTTTCATGAAACGTATACCCATGCATGAACCCTGGGCTCTACACGAACATCAGGCTCCGGACCAACTGACACCTGATAAAACAGATAGGGATGCATAATCATGGCTAACACAAAATTATATAATCAAAAAGTTGCTGCCAGTAACACAGCTACAGTTTCAGAAAATTTAGGAAGTTTTACCTATAAAGGATTCAGTTCCAAAGAAACTGCTAAGAATTATAAACTGTATGATATCGATCTAGTTAAACAAGACCTCATCAATCATTTCTATATACGCAAAGGCGAAAAATTAGAAAATCCAGAATTCGGCACAGTGATATGGGACATGCTGTTTGAACAGTTCACAGAGAATGTAAAAACCATCATTGCTAAAGATGTAGAAGACATAATCAATTATGATCCTAGGATAGCAGTAAATGAAGTGCAGGTTGACAGCACAGATCAGGGCATACGCATACAGGCAGACGTAGTTTATATTCCGTTTAATATCAACGAAAAAATGACTTTTAACTTTGATAAAACTTATTCGGTTATAAACTGACCAGATAATTTTTTAAGGTAAATATTGGTATAGAGACAAAATATGACCACAACCAGCAGACAAAATAATTTAATTCTGAACCAAGATTGGACTAGGATATATCAGACATTTAAAAATGCAGATTTTAAATCCTATGATTTTGAAAATCTACGCAGGGTTATTATCACATATCTACGTGAAAATTATCCTGAAGACTTCAATGATTATATCGAAAGTTCTGAGTATATGGCTCTTATTGATGCCATCGCCTTTCTCGGTCAGAGTCTCAGTTTCCGCATTGACCTAGCCAGCCGTGAAAATTTCATCGAGCTAGCAGAAACTAAAGAAAGTGTTTTGAGGATCGCTCGCATGCTTTCTTATAATGCTAAACGCACAGTAGCTGCCAAGGGATTACTGAAGTTTACCACGGTGTCTACCACAGAAGATATCCTTGACAGCAATGGAAAAAATCTTTCGCAACAGACCATTTCTTGGAATGATCCTACTAATACCAATTGGCTAGAACAGTTTATACTGGTGTTGAATTCTGCTATGGCAGATAACACAGAGTTTGGACGCAGCCAGGGATCTGCTACCATCCAAGGAATCCCTACAGAACAGTATCGCTTTAGAACAACTACCACAGATGTTCCTATATACGCATTTACAAAAACAGTGGCGTCAAGAGGAATGCCTTTTGAAATAGTTTCTACAGCATTCAAGAACAGTGAAAATATCTACGAAGAACCACCAGTGCCAGCCAATCAATTAGGTTTTGTTTATCGCAATGATGGCACAGGTCCGGGCAGCGCCAACACTGGTTTCTTCTTGATGTTTAAACAAGGAACACTACAACTGGCAGATTTCTCTATCGATGTTCCTACTACCAATGAAAAAATAGCTGTTGATGCTGCAAACATCAACAATGATGACGTATGGTTGTTCAGCCTAAATTCGGCAGCAGTGCAACTAGAAGAATGGAGCAAGGTTGAATCTCTAGTAGGTAGCAATATTGCCTATAACAGTGTGAGTCAAAATATCAGGAATATCTATGCCATCAATACCAAAGAAAATGATAATATTGATCTAGTGTTTGCTGATGGAGTCTATGGAAATCTTCCTCAAGGTGCATTCAGAGTCTATTATAGAGTCAGCAACGGGCTATCCTATATTGTATATCCAAATGAACTTAGAGGCATTAACATAGCCATCAACTATCTAAACAAGTCGGGAGTGGTTCACACGTTAACAGTGGGACTAGCACTGCAATCTACAGTTTCTAATTCAGCTGCTTCAGAAGACATAGACACGATTAGGACCAATGCTCCTGCTGTGTATTACACACAGAATCGCATGATTACTGCTGAGGACTATAATCTAGCGCCTTTATCTAGTTCTCAAAATATCGTAAAGATCAAAGCAGTGAACAGAACATCCAGCGGCATATCTAGGAATTATGATATCATTGATGCATCGGGCAAATATAGCAGCATCAATGTATTTTCAGATGACGGATATATCTATAAAGAACAACAAGAAGATACATTGTCATTTAAATTTAATAATCGAGTAGACATAATTAATTTTATTAGAAGAAGCATTGAACCAGCGTTTACTGATTCTGAAGTTTACAATTTTTATCTGACAAAATTTGACAAAATTATTTTTACAGATTCCAACACTGTGTGGCAGTCTGTGACGTCTTCTACACCAACAGGATATTTTAAAAACACTGTAGACGGAGCACTATTAAAGGTAGCGGCATATTCGACTAATAATTTAAAATATGTTTACCCCGGAAGTTTAATAAAATTTGTCCCTCCGAACGGATATGCTTTTAAAAATAATAAAATAGTAGACAAAGATGCTAAAGATCCAGATCAGCTAGATAGACTTTGGATAAAGATAATTAAAGTAACCGGCGACGGAACCAATGCAGGTCGCGGCACATTGGCCAATGGTCTTGGTCCTATAATAACAAGTTCCCCAGTGCCTAGCGGTGCAATAGCATCAAGAATAGTGCCTAGATTTGTCAATGATTTATCAACGGCTCTAGAAACAGAAATAGTCAATCAGGCATTTAACAATTTAAATTTTGGTCTAAGATATGATGTGGAAAATTCTCAATGGAAGATTATAACTGCTAATAATATCGATTTGATAGATAGTTTTACTCTAGGCAAGGCAGGAGACACCACAAATTCAAATGTTGATGCATCGTGGATCATTGCATTTGTCAAGACAGCAGATAGGTATACGGTTAGAATAAGAAAAATGGCCTATGTATTTGGCAGCCTAAATCAAAATCGTTTTTATTTTGATTCTAATGAAAAGAAATACAATGATCAGATCGGCAATGTGGTCAAAGATCAAATCACGATATTAGGCATAAATTCCGGTAGTGATTTTATCACAGAACTTAAACAGAATGTTCCTTTCGAAATCACAGACACTATCAAATTTGACGATGGATATGAAAGCACCACAGAAATAAAAATTTCATTTTATGATTCTAACAGTGATGGTGTTATAGATAATCCTGAATCTTTTGAGATAGTGGTGGGTCTAGACCAAGATTTGAATTATCTATTTTTCCAGGAAGCTGTTGACGTCTACGGAACAACATCATATGCTTTGGTTGACAATTCGCAAAATTTTATTATAATCCGAGAAAAAGAATCGTTGATAGACCTAACAGACGCAGTTTCATACCCAGATGGTCAACTGATATATTTTTATGACACTGCCGAAGATATTGTAAAAATGGTCAATAGGTCAACTAACACTCTAGACATTGATAACACTTATAAAGCAGCCGTAGGACGACGCGATTTAAAATTCCAATACATTCATAATGCCAGTGTGGATCGCAGGATAGATCCCAGTTCCAGCAACATTATTGATCTATATCTATTAACGAGATCTTATGATACAGAATTTAGGAATTATCTATCTGGGGCTGTGACCACAGAACCAGAGGCACCCGACAGTGACAGTCTAAGAACAACATTCGGCACTAATCTTTCTGCCATTAAATCTATCAGTGACGAAATCATATATCATCCTGTGAAATACAAAGTATTGTTTGGATCAAAGGCAGACACAAAATTACAGGCCACTTTTAAGATAGTGAAAAATCCAAATCTATCAATCAATGACAATGATTTAAAAGTTAGGGTCATAACTGCCATTAATAATTTCTTCGATATCAACAATTGGGATTTTGGAGATAGGTTCTATATGAGCGAACTCACTACATATATTTTAAATTCAGTGGCTCCCGATTTGGCCAATATAGTAATAGTTCCTAAACAGTCCGATCAGGTGTTTGGTAGTTTATTTGAAATTCAAAGTAGATCAGATGAGATACTAGCCAGCGGTGCAACTGTGGACGACGTCGAAGTAGTGACTTCAATCACAGCATCTGAGATTGGCGCGAATATGTCTAGCGTAGTTACCACAACTTATTAATTATGGCAGAAAAATATTTTCCTAAAAGCAATTTACCTATAAGAAGAAGTGTAGAACTTCTTCCGGTTATATTTCAAACAGACGCCAATGATAAATTTTTATCTGGAGTTTTAGACCCGCTAGTTCAACCTGGCGTGTTGGATAAAGTTGTTGGTTATATCGGAAGAAGATATGGTAAAACCTACAGCGGTAAAGACGTTTATGTTGACACCGATGCCACACTGAGAAGCAGATATCAACTTGAACCCGGGGTAACTTACAAGAATCAAGAAAAAATTGAAAATTTCTATGACTATCTTGATTTTAAAAATCAATTAAAATTTTTCGGCAACAATGATGACCGAGATGACAAAGTTACCAGCCAAACTCATTACACCTGGAACCCTCCTATCGATTGGGACAAATTCATTAACTATCGAGAATACTACTGGGAACCCAACGGTCCTCCTAGCACAAAAGTGTTTGGTCAGACCACAAAAATCAACAGCACTTACAAAGTTGTTTTAGGTTCTACAAAAAATACTTTTGTATTCACACCCGACTCATATACAAATAATCCCACAGTTACCCTTTATAGAGGACAAACCTATAAATTCAGGATTAATGCTCCTGGTGAAGGTTTTGCTATAAGAACAAATTATGATACGGGATCTCTATTGTTTAAGCCCAGTTATGGATATCGTGCAGGAAGTCTGGCGGTATATGACAACAAATTATGGAGAGCCAAACAAGATATAAATCCTTTGGATGGCAGTTCTATCACCTTAGATAGCCAAGATTGGACCTATGTAGAACCTGCAAGTTCAGGAGCAGCACTAGAATATAAAAAAGGCATTACCAATAACGGAATTGAAAATGGAACATTGACTTTTGAAGTGCCCTATGATGCTCCGGACGTTCTGTTCTATCAAGGATTAATCACACCTGATTGTTTTGGTAAATTCATAATCTCTGATATAGAAGCCAATACATATGTAGATGTTGACAAAGAAATAGTAGGCAAAACAACCTATACGTCAGGAAACGGAGTTGAATTTACCAACGGCTTGGTGGTTGAGTTTTTAGGAAATGTTTCTCCTTCTAAATATTCTCAAGAAACATGGTTAGTGGAAGGTGTTGGCCGAGCTATTACACTGACTAAATTTTCAGAACTCATAGTGCCTGTGCTTACAGCAGATGTTCCTGAAGTGTTATTTGACAATGAAGGATTTGACAGCCAACCATTTGATGATGCATCGGCATATCCGACATACAAAGATTACATAACCATAGCTAGAGACAGCAGAGATTCTAATCCTTGGAGCAGATATAATCGTTGGTTCCATCGCAGTGTTTTAGAAACTGCCTATGCATCACGAGGAGAAGATTTTCCTGCGGTAGAAACCAGCAGAGCAAGAAGACCTATTATAGAATTCCAAGCTAACCTTCAGCTTTATAATTTCGGATCAGTGGCCAAGCAAACTGTGGATTACATTGATTCATACACCACTGATGTATTTTCTAAGATAGAAGGATCGGCTGGTTATAGCATAGACGGAGAATTCCTATTCCAGGGTGCGAGAATACTGATTATTGCCGACACAGATTCTCTTTCTAATAATAAAATCTATGAAGTTGAGTTTATAACACATCTTGGTAGACAACAAATACATCTAAAAGAAACTGCTGATACTGATTCCTTTGCAGGAGAATCTGTGTTGATCCGAAGAGGATCAGTCAATGGAGGCAAGATGTTCTATTTTAACGGAACATCGTGGATAGAAAGCCAAGCTAAAACATCAGTGAACCAGCCTCCTTTGTTTGATGTGTTTGATGAAAATGGAGTGAGTTTTTCAGATGCCACAACTTATCCAACCAGCACTTTTGTGGGATCTAAATTATTAAGTTATAAGCAAGGTAATGGTAGAGTTGACACTGAATTAGGTTTTAAATTAAGTTATCTCAACATCAACAATGTAGGAGATATTCAATTTGATTGGAATTGGGAAATAGAAAGTTTTTCGTATGTAATAGATAGAGTATCGTATACCACAAAGATTTCTCAAGGATTTTATCTACTTAATCCTAATTCAGAATATAAAAACGGCTGGATTGATTTGTCTACTGATTATCTACAACCTATCATAGACAGTCAAGTGGTATCGGAATCTACTAATGTATTGACCTTTGACACAGTTTTATGGGATGATCTAATAGATGAGCCCACTGTGAATTTTTATATAAATGGAATCAAATATGATGGCACATGGACCAGAACACAAAACAAATTCTCATTCTCTTCGTCTTTTGCAGCCAAGGATGTTGTTTCTGTCAAGGTTATCACAGATCTAGAACCTTATCAAGGCTTTTACGAAATACCAATAGGCCTAGAAAAAAATCCGTTCAACGATGCATTACAGACATTTACACTGGGACAGGCCATCGATCATGTGGCATCGGCTGTAGAATTTGATACCACATTCTCTGGTGTGATTCCGGGAAATTCAAATCTAAGAAATATCAATGAATATAATACTCATGCCAAGAGATTTTTGAAACATTCTGGCATTATTCCATTGTCTATAATGACCTTGTGTGATAAAACTCATAATATTGTCAAGTCGGTTCAATATGCTGAAAAATCATACACAGAATTTAAAAATAATTTCTTGTCGAGAGCTCTAGAAATAGATTACAATGACAGCATAGTTGATTTTGTAGATGACATTATTAACAGCCTGACAAAAACTAAAAATTCAGATAGTCCTTTTGCTGATTCAGATATGATCGGAGCAGGTGCTTTTACATCTATAATTTATGATGTGGAAGATACTGGGATAAAAACATTTTCATTATCTGAAAAATTTGATCTCCAAACATTGAGTAGGAAAGCAGTTTACGTTTATAAAAACAATCAACAACTGTTAAATTCTAAACAATATCAATTCGATTCTACTTTTGGATTTGTGAGATTATTTGTTGATATTGCAGAGGGAGACATCATTGAAATACGAGAATATGTGTCATCAGCCACTAATCACATTCCTCCTACTCCTACGTCAATGGGACTGTATAAAAAATACACACCATCAAAGTTTTTAGATGATACTTATGTTGAACCAAGATTAGTCATACAAGGGCATGACGGCAGTATTACTGCTGCATATGGTGATTTCCGAGATGACCTGCTGCTAGAATTAGAATTCAGGATCTACAATAATATCAAACAAGAATATGATCCCGCAGTCTTTGACATAGACAGCATAATTGGTGGATACTATGGGCATGGTTTATATAAAAAATCTCAGCTCGATGACATAGTTGTGCAAGAATTTTTAAAATGGATACAGAACACAAATATCAATTACACAAATAACGAGTATTTTGACAGTCAAAATCCGTTTACTTATACATATTCTAACATGACTGACCCAACCAGAAAGGTCAACCTTCCTGGTTATTGGAGAGGTGTGTATCAGTGGTTCTATGACACAGATCGTCCTCATCGTTGCCCGTGGGAAATGTTGGGATTCAGCGAGAAGCCCGAATGGTGGGAAAGTGTTTACGGTCCAGCACCCTACACTTCCAATAACTTAATCCTATGGGAAGATCTAGAAGCCGGATACATTCGCCAAGGTAATAGGTCAGGCCGTCACGACAGATATAAACGTCCTGGTTTGCTTAATCATATTCCTGTGGACGGCGATGGAAAATTATTAGATCCTTTAAGTTCTGGTCTTGCACAGGATTTCAGTCTGATTAATAATCGTGGACCATTTTCATTAGGTGATGTTTCCCCGGCAGAATACGGATGGAGATCCAGCAGCGAATGGCCGTTTGCTGTGGTCATGGCCATGTGTTTGATGAAACCTTTTGAATATATTACAGATAATTTTGATAAGTCAAATACAAAACTTAATAGGTTGGGACAGTATATTAGAAAGGATTCGGGTTCATTTGCACGTATTGAAGATATAGTAAACCAAGCATCAACTAAGCTAACTGTTGGTTTGGTAAAATATATTGTGAGCTATATAAGATCTAGAGGATTGTCTACAGACACATTGTGGAACAAGATCACTAATCTAGGAGTATCTCTTTCTTATAGAATGAGTGGATTCGTGGATCAAGACCAACAGAAATTCTTGTTAGATTCTAAGAGTCCTGCATCAACAACTTCTAGTATCTATGTGCCACCGGAAAATTATGACATAATTTTTAATGTCAGCTCACCTATCCTAGGGGTATCTTACAGTGGCGTCATACTAGAAAAGACAGAAGGGGGCTGGATAGTCACAGGTTACGATGATATCCATCCTTACTTTAACTATCATGCTCCTTTGCAATCTAATAGAGATCCTGTGATTTCTGTAGGAGGAATCAGTGAGAATTTCACAGACTGGACTGAAAACAAAAATTACAACAACGGAATTTTGGTCAGGTATCAAGGAAATTTTTACAGAGCTATAAAAACACATAACAGTGGAACTGCATTCAATTCTACTGATTGGAAAAAATTAGGAGATATTCCTAAAATAGGTGCGGTGGAGGCACTGCGTCGCAGGACTTTCAACACCTTGGCGGTAAAAAGAGTCAGTTATGGCACGAAATTGACCAGCATACAGCAAGTGGTTGATTTGTTATTGGGTTACGAAAATTATCTAAAAAGCCAAGGGTTTACCTTTGATAGGTATGACGCAGAGAATCAAATTTCACAGGATTGGCTGGGTGCTGCTAAAGAGTTCATGTTTTGGACCAAACATAATTGGGAAATAGGCAGTCTTATCGCACTCAGCCCTGCCGCAGAGAAAGTTGATATCACTGTGCCAGTGGGAGTATCAGATAACATACTAGACGGATTCTACGATTATCAGATACTCAAAGGTGATGGTAAACCTTTACAACCTAGATTTATTAATGTAAACAGATCATTTCAAAACGTCACAGTTGAAACAACCAACACTACAGATGGAATCTATTACTTAAGATTATACTATGTGTTAAAAGAACATGTAACTATCTTTGATGATCGAACAGTGTTCAATGATATCATCTATGACAAGACCACAGGTTACCGCCAGGGGCGGATCAAGGTTCAGGGATTTAGAACAGTTGACTGGGACGGTGACTATACCAGTCCGGGATTCTTATTTGATAATGTTGACATTAAATCATGGCAACCTTGGACTGATTACAAGCTAGGTGATATTGTGGCCTATAAATCTTATAATTGGACCAGTTTGTCAAATCAATTAGGCACCGAAACATTTGATGAAACCTATTGGACAAAATTAGACACCACTCCTACAAAACAGCTAGTGGCAAATTTTGATTTCAAGATAAAACAATTTTCTGATTACTTTGAAGTAGCTTCAGAAGGTATCAACCAAAGCCAACGAGACCTAGCTCGGCATGCAATCGGCTATCAGCAGAGAGATTACCTACAGAATCTAGCACAAGATCCAGTCAGTCAGTTCCAACTCTATAGAGGTTTCGTGAGAGAAAAAGGAACAGCTAATTCTATCACTAAAATATTTGGAAAACTAAGCAGATCCGGCAGCGACAGCATTATGCTCAACGAAGAATGGGCATTCCTGTTAGGTAAGATGGGAGGTGTTGATCAGCTGACAGAAGTAGAAATACAATTAGAGAAAAACAAGTTTACTCTAAATCCGCAGTTATTTTTAATTAAGAATTCTGAAAATAAACAGGCAGTTGATCAAAATTATCAACTGACCGCTACAGATTTTACGATATCATTGATTCCTTACAGCACGGATATCAATCCTGTTTCTGTAGAACAGCAATTGACGCAGACCGCAGGGTATGTTTCCAAGGATCAATATGAACATGTGTTGGCTACCAAGGCAAATCTAACTTCATTGGATATTACAACAGTCTTTGAAAACGATCACATATGGATCACATTTGAAAAAGATTCATGGACAGTGTTGAGAATTAATGAATCTCCTCTACTATATGTTGTTGGAGTAGTTAGGCCAGAAGACACAAAAGTTACATTAACTTTAAATAGACCTCATGCTATTCAAGTTAATGATTTTATTGGCATTAGGGAACTGACTAATCTCACTGGATTCTTCAAGGTCATAGAAATTACTAGCAGAACTATCAGTGTAGAAATTCCAGCAGACAACGAAGATCCAAGTATTGATTCCAGCACAATTATAAATCTACAGCTACTCACAGATTGTAGATATAGCACATATGAAAACTTAGATCAAAAATCAGCAGCATTGCTAAAAAATAAATCTAGACTGTTTATAGATGCTAATGGTAACGACGCCTGGGAAGTGGTAGAAAAAAATAAACAGTATCTACCAAAGTTGATAGACAATTATAGTGTATCATCTCCTATAGGCATAGGAACAAAAGTTTTATATGATAATAATTTTAAACATTCTTTTGTTTCAATTCCAGGATCGGGAATAGTAAACATTTATGTGGAATCAGATACAGGACTGATATTAAAACAAATCATTTCCCCTCCTACGGGTTTCTATGATATAGCATTAGGATCATTTGGTAATAAGATGACTGTGAGCCCAGATGGGCGCCTCTTAGTAATTTCCGCACCAGAAGCCAGCGGAGTTCCTAGTGGGTATAGAGGCCTATGGGGAGCTGATGTGGCCTATCAAGAAAATGATGTAGTTCTATATGAGGGCAGGTTGTGGCGAGCCAAAAATTCAAACACAGTGATAGGTGACGGCAGCACTGAACTTGCTGTAAACACAGATGACTGGGAATTGGCTAAGATCATACCTGTAACAACTTCGGGAAACAATGAAGGATTCTATCAACAAGGTATGGTGGCTGTATATGAATATACAGATGGAAGATTCGTGCAAACAGCAGCATTGATCAGTCCTCGACCTGTCGATAACGAAAAATTTGGATCGGAATTAGCAATTGGTGTAAGCGGATCTCAGAGCATATTGGCAGTATCTGCAATTGGTGCATATAATGGCACTGGTCGTGTTTATCTGTTTAGCTACGATGGTACCAGTTGGTCTCATTTAGAGAATCCTCTTTACAAAGGGGTATACGATCCACTGGCAACTTATTATGCCGGTGAAATAGTTTGGCAAGCCTCTCAAGACCCTATATCAGAAGGGGTTAGGGGAAATCTATGGCAGTGTTTAGATACTTCAACAAGTGACGGTAGCACCCTTACTGTAGATTCTAATAATTGGCTCAAAGTCAGCGATATCTCCACAAATTGTTCTTTGCCTACAAATATTGCAGTTCCAGATGACGGATCAACTTTAGAATTTGCTATCACTGGTTTGCTTTCAGATATGCAGATGGCCGAGCTGATTAAACAGGGTGATCAATTTGGATTTTCTCTGGCAATGAGCCAAGACACAAATGTTTTAATTATAGGTGCACCTTATGCCGATGGACAATATTTTGCTAATTATCGAGGATTATGGAGATCTGATGTAGAATATGTCGAAGGAGAAGTTGTAAAATATCAGAGCGGGCCTATGCAAGGCTATCAATACTATAAGCTAGGAGACACATCCGACTCTACTGTAGATTCCACCTATAGAAGTTTCAATGAAGATCCTTCTAACAGTGCTAATTGGCAGGTAGTAGGAGACAGTACCACAACTGCTTCTGGTAAGATATTTGTTTATAAAAAAACACCATATGGGTCTTATGAATTAACACAGATGATAAATTCAGGATCCTTGTCATCATTCACAGACATTGATTCTGGATTGGTTATCAGCACAGGCGATGAATTTGGTTTTGCTATAGATGTAGATTCGACCGGTGACACCCTGATAGTAAGTAGTCCTAAGTCAGATATCAACTTCCAAGATCAAGGATCTGTTTATGTTCTCGGCCTAGATAAATCAACTACAGAATATAGAGTTAAACAGAGATTAGAAAGTTATGAAATATATGCCAACGAATATTTTGGTTATGGAATTTCTATCAGTCCTGACGGTTCTAAGATAGCTGTAGGTGCCAGAAACGTCAAAACTCCATATCAGGTAAATTTTGATATTCTTCTAGGAACAACATTTGATAATGCACGAACAACATTTTATGTTGAACAAGGGTATACTGGCGGCGTGTATGTGTTTGACAAAAAAGATCAGGTATTTTTCTTGACCGAGAAACTAGATGCAGATCTAGAAACAGATGAAGCGTTCGGATACAGCATTGACTGTGTGGGATCTTCAGTGTTAGTGGGCTCTCCATATTACAGAGCTCCGAAGACTCATTTTACAGGTGCCATAGTCTACGAAGGTCCTTATACAGGCACCGCAAGATTATTTAAGAAAAATAACGATGTTTCATCATGGAATATTCTTGCTCAACAACAATCTCTAGTCGACATTAGAAAGATACACAGCATAGAATTATATGATAACGTCAATGACATAAAGATACAAGATGTGGATCATATTGATCCTGCGAAAGGCAAGATTTTAAATCTAGCAGAAAGAGAAATTAAATTTAAAACGCCCTACGACCCTGCAGTCTACACTATAGGAACAGATGATGTTGTGGTAGATACCACAGTGAATTGGTTAGAAAAAAACGTGGGTAAGTTATGGTGGGACACATCTAAGGCAAAATGGATTTATGCTGAACAGAAAGATGAAGCATACAGATCCGGCAACTGGTTACAATTAGCTGAAGGATCAAGCATAGCTGTGTATGAGTGGGTGGAAACTGCCTTATTGCCCAGTGAATGGGCAGCTTTAGCTGACACTAACGAAGGACTAGCAGAAGGCATAAGCGGTCAACCGTTGTATCCCAACGATGATGTTTACAGCGTGAAGTATTTTTACAGTGCTGTTAACGGAAAAATAAATGATACGCTATACTATTATTGGGTGAAATCAAAATCAGTCACACCTGTTAACATGCCAGATAGAACAAGATCAGCAGCAGAAGTGGAAAATCTAATATCAAATCCTATTGGTACAGGTATAGCTTTTATTGCTCTGATAGCTTCAGATAAATTTGTAACCTATAATTTCCAGTCAGTGATAAATTCTGACACTGCTTTACTGAATATACAGTATAAAAATGATTTCAAAAATCTAAACCCAGTTCATAGAGAATATCAACTGTTAACAGAGGGAGTGGCAGACAGTTTACCTGCACAACAATTAGAGAACAAATGGATTGATAGTCTATTAGGCTATGACATGTCGGGAAATCGAGTGCCCGATAACAATTTACCAACCAAACAAAAATACGGTATTTCTTATAGACCTAGACAAAATATGTTTGTTGATAGACAAACAGCACTGAAGCAAGTCATAGGAAATATCAATAGTGTTCTACAAAAAGATGCATTTGCGAATGTAATAGATTTTGTAAATCTAAATTCTGTAGACTCAATACCTTCAGATGTTTTGAATTTATATGATGTAGCAGTAGACAACGAAATAGATTTACAGACAGTAGGCACTATCAGAACCAAAAGAGCTGTATTGAAATCCAATATAGTCAATGGCGAATTAGACACCATTGATATCGTAGATCCTGGATTTGGATATAAACCAAAAGAATTATTCAATCAGGAGATACCAGGTATCTATATAGGTCCTCCAATCACTATCCAAGGCGATGGTGTAGACGCCGAGGCAAGATGCCACATCGACGGACAGGGCAGAATTATCGCCGTGGTTGTTACCAACAGGGGTAAAAAATACAGTAGATTGACTGCAACAGTGAGATATTTTTCTGTATTAGTTAGACAAGATTCAACCATCAACAATTTTTGGAGCATCTATTCTTGGGACGATGTTCGTAGAGTATTTTTCCGTAGTCAATCGCAGGCATATGACACCACGAGGTATTGGAATTATGCTGATTGGTGGGCAGAAGGATATGGTCCTTTAACAAGAATCACTAAGGAATTTAACAGCGTCTATGAAGAACCCACCCAATCAGTGTCCGTGGGGGATCTAATTAGAATTAAAGAATATGCCGCAGGCGGTTGGGCTGTGTTTGAAAAAACATCAACTGTTGGCGCTACGTTTCTAGACAGATATACCCCTATAGGTAGACAAGATGGAACCATACAGTTATCATCTTCTTTATATGATACAGCTATCTCGGGTATAGGATTTGACAATACACAGGCTTTTGATGACACTAACTATGACGTGGATAGTTCTAAAGAATTGAGAAACATATTCACAGCAGTCAAAGAAAATATATTCATAGGTGATTATGCAGTTGAATGGAATAAATTATTCTTTTCTTCAATGCGATATATTTTATCCGAGCAACAATATGTAGATTGGCTGTTTAAAACCAGTTTCGTAAACGCCACCCATAATATTGGTCCGTTTGAACAAAAAGTAAACTATAAGAGCGACAATCTATCTAGTTATCAGGATTATATTTCAGAGGTTAAGCCTTATAGGACCACAGTTAGAGAATATGTGAGCCGATACGAAACAGTAGAAAAGTATCAATCTTCCGCAGCTGACTTTGATCTTCCATCTACATATTCTTCGATAGATGGCAAGGTAGTAACGATCACTGCTGACAGATCTGAATTGCAGCAGTATCCATGGAAATGGTGGACAGATAATAATGGATATTCTATAGTTTCTATAGAAGTATATAAACAAGGTTCTCAATACACAACTCCGCCTAAAGTATTGATAGAAGGCGACGGAGCAGGTGCTGCCGCTCAGGCCTATATTTCAAATGGAAAAGTATCTGGCATAGTGGTTACCGATAAAGGCAGCGGATATACTAAGACTCCTAAGATCACCTTGGTAGGAGGAAATCCTTCAGAAGCCGTGCAAGCCAAAGCAGTGGCTGTTATCGGAGACACCAAAGTCAGAACATTTGATATTTCTGTGAAATTTGACAGAGTGTCTAAACTAAAAGATTTTGTATCTTATCAACAGAGCCAGGAATTTGTAGCCAACGGATTGACGTCTGTGTTTTATCTCAACTATGCCCCTACTAGAGATAAGAATAAAATTTCTATATTAAAAAATAATCAATTAGTTTTGTCTAATGAATATTCGATTAATTTATATTATTCTTCCAGTGACAGCTATTCGTTGCTAAGAGGAAAAGTGGTTTTTGTCCAAGCACCTTCGGCAGGGGATGTGATCAGCATTATCTATGATAAAAATATTGAGTTACTTACTGCTGTAAACAGAATAGATCAATTCTATAATCCAACATCGGGAATGATTGGTAAAGATCTCAATCAGTTGATGACAGGTATTGATTTTGGTGGAGTGCAGATTCAAGGAACTACTTTTGAAGTAACGGGTGGTTGGGATGCTCTACCTTGGTTCACTGATAATTGGGACTCAGTGGAAACTAGTTCAGATTATTATCATGTCTGTGATGGCAGCACAGGAACTATAACATTACCTTACATTCCAAAAGCAGGTCAAGAAATAAACATCTATATAAAGAGAAAAGATAGTGCAAAATCTATAAGAATTGACAGTGAAAATTATTTTGAAAATAATGATTCTAGCACCGGTATTAATCCTAATGCAGAAATGCCAACATTTGTAGGTGATGGAGCCAATGCTGTTGTTGTAATAGGAGAATATATAGAAACTGCCGACGGCGATATATTGATATTCCGACCTATAGAAAGTGATGGTTCTGTTACTATAACTGATGATAACCTATTAGATACTAAATTAAGTGGCGGATCATTATCGGCCATCAGTGGGTCATATGTTACCGCTACAGGCATGACAGCTGAAGAGATATCTATAACAGGTGGTAAGTTTATCAGCCCAGAACAGGTTCCTGCTCCAGAGGAAAATATACCCGGTCAAGTTTTAGATAGTTTCTCACTAAGAGTATATCAAAGTCCTATATCCGGATCAGTGCCATTGCAATCTAAGATATCACAGGCCAATGGAACTACAACCACATATCCAATTGGCCAGACTGTGATTGAAAATAATTCGGTATTTGTATATGTAGGAAATGTGAAAAAAGAATTCGGTGTTGATTATCAAATAGATCTAGAAAACTATAATGTTGAATTCAACACCGCACCAACTCAGGGACAATTGGTAGAAATATTATCTGTTGGAATTGGAGGTTTAGGCATCTTAGACTATCAAACTTTTGTTGCTGATGGAACCACTAACTTGTTCTTAACTAATGCCAATTATGATTATACGTCTAGCATATTTGTAACCGTTAATGGAGAACACGTAGACACTGGATTTAAAAACAGCACAGACGTTGTTGACGCTGTGGGTAGAACATTAATTGAATTTGGCATATCACCAGCAGCGGGCGATATCGTAAAAATCGTGTGCTTACAGGCAGCATCTGATGTGGATTCATCAGGATTAGCCATTGTTAAAGTTAACACACAAACTTTCTATTTTGAAGGATCTACTCTAAGTTTTGACCTAGATAATTTTGTAGAACTTGGAAGGGGTTCTGCACGTAACTCTATGATAGTCGAGGTTAATGGAAAAGTATTAAAAGGATCTGATACTGTATATGCTGTATATGACGGAACCAATAATCAATTTACTTTAGGAACCGATCCATATGAATCTGCAGGTAGTATTTTACCTAGTAACATACGAGTATTTGTCAATAGCATAGAGATACCATTCATAACAGATTACACTTTCGACGGTCCTACAAAGGTATTAACTATCTATCCTACAAAACTAACAGTAGGTGATATAATTAAGATACAAAACAGCCTAAGAGCTCAATATAGCATTGTGGGCAGCAATCTAGTGATTGGGTATGATGTTGACCTACAAAACACTGATGAAACAAATAACGATAAGATAGAAGTTACATGGTTTTCTGAATATCCTTCATTAGATATAATCTCAGACCAAAAATCTGGTGGACGAGTCAATTACAAATTATCTCGTCGACCTATATCTGCTAGTTATGTGTGGGTTTATAAAAATGGTGAGAGATTACGTCAAGAAAAAGATTATTATGTATCTTTACCCAGAGGTGTGGTATATCTAAACGTAGATTCAACTGAGACCGATGATATCAAGACCATTAGTTTTACCAGCGACATATTTACACTACCCAGTGCCTGGGAAATACACAAAGACATGTTGAATATCTATCATTATCAAAGATTTTCTAAAGGTGAAATAACACTGGCTGCTCAGTTGAATTATTATGACACCACTATAACAGTCAACAATGCATCCAGTCTTGCTAATCCTATCAGTAATAGGAATCTACCGGGTATAATTTATATCTCCGGAGAACGCATTGAATACATGAATAAAAACGGAAATGTGCTATCACAATTAAGAAGGGGAGTTCAGGGCACAGCAATAGCAGAAACCTATTCTGCGGGAACCGCAGTGGTTGATATTGGATATGAAGAAACTATACCGTATAATGAAACTCAAGAAAGATCGGATTTCTATAGCGATGGCAGCACATTATTAGTTGGCGTTTTAGATTTCGTCCCCAAACAGGGCACTAGAAGCGGAACTTGGTTTAGATCCACTATTCCTTCAGCATACGGACCTTGCGATGAAATTGAAGTGTTTGCTGGTGGACGCAGATTGCGCAAAGATCCCTACGATATTTGGATAGAAAACAACGGAGCCTATAGCCCAGATGCAGATGAAACCCAAGAAGCAGAATTTAGTGTAGATGGAATTTCAGCTAATATCAGATTGACAACTGCTCTTCCTGCAGGAACAAGGATCACTGTCATCAGGAGACTAGGCAAAATTTGGTATCAAAGAGGAGAAACCACAGCCAGTGCAGGAATCACCCTGATAGATAACGACACTGCGGTGGCTAGATTCATAGCACAAAAGACCACTTCCTTACCTGAATAAATATACTATGATGGAGTCAACAGAGAATAACATGCCGCAAAATCAAGAAAATACAGCACAAAAACCAGACAAGCACCCCAACGAAACGGGAGGTTTTCATTTTGAAGGCCATATCAAGATTTGGGATCCCGAATTTAACGAGGTTTTTATCGATAAGCGAAACGCCATCCATTATGAAAACATGAGTGTGGCCATGGTGCAGAGTCTGAGTAATCAAGGACAAGGCACTGTGTATGAAATGATCTTCGGGACAGGTGGCACCACAGTTGATCCCACAGGACTTATCACTTATCTAACCCCTAATACTATTGGAATTAATTCCAGCCTTTATAATCAAACATATTCTAAGATAGTGGATCAGAATGCAACTGAAAATTCAGATCCTGTGAGAAATAAAATGGAAATACGACATATAAGTGGTGCAACCTACAGCGATATATTGATCAGTTGTTTACTGGATTATGGTGAACCCCTTGATCAAGCAGCTTTCGATAATTCAGTTAACATGGATGGTAATTTTGTATTCGATGAACTAGGTTTAATGAGTTATAATCCTTCTGGTTCGGGAAAATTGTTAACCCATGTAATATTTCATCCTGTGCAAAAATCGTTAAACAGATTATTACAGATAGATTATACGATTAGAATCCAGAGCTTGACAGGCTTTACTGAGGTATAATAGATGCCATATACAGTTAATTTTACAGACAAAAATAACAAGACTCCTATAACTGTATTTGACAATACATCAAATACAGATACTAGCCTGATATTTCCTGGAAGGAATGTAACAGGTTACGGACAGATCATAGCAGAAAACTTCCTGGCACTGTTAGAAAATTTTTCTTCTACTGACGAGCCTATTAATCCCATAGAAGGACAACTATGGTATAATTCCACAGAAGGTATTTTAAATATATGGGATAATACGTCATGGAAAGCAGCATCCGGAATACAAAAGGGCACATCAGAACCTTCTGTGTCTCAAAGTAAGGTTGGAGAACTATGGGTCGACACCACTAATCAACAGTTGAGAATTTATACAGGAACACGTTGGATTTTGGTAGGGCCTAACGAAAGTTCCATAGATGGTTTAAGATACGGACCAGTTGTTGAAAATATTGCCGACTCTGATAATATTACCAGATATATTTTGACATTTTATATCGCAGATATTCCTGTTATTATATTTTCAAAAGATAGTTTTACTCCAAAGGTTAAGATTACCGGATTCGCTGTAATCAGAGCTGGTATAAATGTGGCTTCAGCTAAAGATGATCAGGGTAATATTGATGCCACTATTTCTGCTTTGTTCGGTGGAGGTTATCTTCCTAAATTATTTGGAACGGCAGCAAATGCCGATGCCTTAAATGTAGCGGGCGTAGAAATCTCAGCAGGAAAATTTTTAAGATCTGATGCTGCCAATACTACCGAATATGGCATTAACGTTAGAAATAACAATGGTGTGATCATTGGTGTTGATGGCACCTTTAACCTTGCTTCGACTGCAACAGCAGCAAAGATTTATAATTCTGCTGCAGGCAGCAGCATAGATTTACAGACAAATAGAAATGGCATACCTGCAACTGTTCTAAGAGTAGTCGACGATAAGGTAGGGATCAACCAAGCTATTCCATCAGAAGTATTGGATGTAGATGGAAATATTAAATCAACCGGCGCAGTAATTATATCTGATTCCACAGCCAGCACTAATCTAAGCAATGGTAGTCTTAGAACTGCAGGAGGTATATCTGTAACTAAAAACATTATTGTAGGTGATGGTATAGATGTTACCGGAATATTGCAAACCAATACTGTTCAACCCAAGACGACCGAAACTTATGATATAGGAACTGCACTAAAACGCTGGAATAATATCAGAGCAAAAACTGTAATAGCAGACACCATCCGTGGAGTGTTAGAGGGCAACATAAGTGGAAATTCTAACACAGCAACATCTCTCAAGAATATAACAAGTTTTCAAATAACAGGAGACGTGATAAGCCCAGTGGTGCAGTTTGATGGACAGGTTGGTAGCTATACCAAAGTTTTTAATACATCATTGACGGCTAATATTATTTCTTCTAAAGATGAAACTGCTTTATCTAAGAAAGGCGATTATATTCTAACATATAGACCTAGTGTAGCCTCAGCAACCAGTTCAGGTTTATTGAAACAATCAAGAGAAGCCTTTCTTGCTGATCTTGGCATTCCTATAGGAACAATACTGCCATATGCCGGAGCCAATGTTCCCTATGGATATTTGCTCTGTGACGGTTCCGAAGTTGAAAGAGCCAAATTCAGTGACTTATATGATGTTATAGGAACGATTTACAATGGTTCCGCAACGCTGCAAGGTGTTGATACATTTAGATTGCCCGACCTTAGAGGTCGTTTTGCGTTGGGTAAAGATAATATGGATAATGGCGGAACAGTTCCGTTGCTTCTTGGAGGATATGTAGATGCCGGTGGCGGCTCAGCTGGTCGTGTGCCAGATATCAAATCACAGACCCTTGGGGGAGATGCCGGACAGAGTTCTGTAACGTTAACTTTGGCTAATTTGCCAGAGCATAGCCACACATTGAGATCAGCTAGGCAGGACTATTCTGCTGTGGCCGTGACCACTACTATAGATCCTGATGCGACTACTGGCCTAGGACCCACAGCCCCTGGTCAAGCTCAATATCTCAAAGATTCTGGAGGCATAAAAAAAGGTGCAGGAGTCACATTAAGCACTGCCGTAGGTATTATGAATCCTTATTTGACAATCAATTATATTATCAGATCCGGTCCAGCGGCATTCTAACAGGTTAACAATATGGCATATCAAATTAATAAAACAGACGGAACCATAGTAGCAACAGTAGCCGACGGTCAGATAGATAATCTATCGACTGATATCACACTGATAGGAAAGAACTACAGCGGATTTGGTGAAGCATTAAATGAAAACTTTATAAAATTGTTAGAAAATTTTTCTAGCACCGCTGCACCTACCCATCCTATACGAGGACAGATATGGTTTGATACATCTGAATTAAAATTAAAAGTATATAACGGATCTGATTTTGTTCCGGTAAGTTCCGCCACTGTATCTAATTCTCAACCAAATAATCTAGCTATAGGAGATTTATGGTTTGATAATGTAGCAGGACAATTATATTTTTTCGATGGAACAACGCCTATATTGTTAGCCCCTGCTTATTCTGCTACTCAGGGATTGAGTGGTCTCAAAGTTGCCAGCATTTTAGACACCTTAAATCAAACTCGAGTTATAACATATCTTTACAATAACGGAATATTATTAGGTATATTTGCCAAAGACAGTTTCACTCCAAAGATTGAAATCATAGGATATTCTGGAAGCATACAACCTGGATTCAATGCCGGGACACTTGCAGGTTTAAAATTCAATGTTACTGTGACTAATAGCGAACAGTTAGGTGGAATCGTCGCCACTACATACATTCGATCAGACACCGTGAACGCTTTAAACGAAAGACTCAGCGTGGTCACAGATCAGGGTATACTAGTTGGCACTGCTAGTCAAATGAGTCTGTATGTGACTTCGGGTGACATTTATATGTCTAACTCCGCCACAGATAAAAATTTAACTCTTAACGTGAGAAAAGGCGCTGATCAAGAAGATGCTGTAGTAATTAATGCAGCCACTAGAACGATAGAACTATATAAAAACTATGCAGCCAGCCAGGTGTCTATTGGTGGAAATCTTGTTATCACCGGAGACCTAACAGTTGAAGGTACTACTACTACTATTAACACTGCTACGGTCACAGTTGAAGATAAAAATATTGTTTTGGCCAATGTCGCTAGCCCCTCTGATGCAACCGCAAACGGTGGCGGCATAACTATCAGAGGAACCACAGATAAAACAATCAGTTATTCATTGGCCGATAATTGGTTAGATGTATCAGAGACATTGAATCTAGGCTCAGGAAAAGCCATATACATAAACGGAACCAAAGTCATAGATGGTAACAGTCTAGGATCAGCAATTACCAGTATTCCGGGTGTAACAGCTTTCGGCACACAGAACGTTGTAAATATTGGCCCAGGCACACCTCCAGTCACCCAGATGAGACTGCAAGATAATAGGATATCTACAGTTTCGAACAATGATAATCTTGAACTCAATCCCGACGGCACAGGTAATGTGGCATTGATAGGTAGTCCTAAGATTACAGGAATGGCAGATCCTACCAGTCCTCAAGATGCTGCAACCAAGGAATACACTGATAATAGAATTGAAAGTAGACCACTAATCTTCAGTATTGATCTTTCTGACGGTAAATCAAACACCTATATTATCGCAAATATTTTAAACAACATGGCACCCGTGGCAGAATTTCGAGCAGGCACCATAGCTAGAATTTTGTGTAATTTGATTTCAAACAATGCTCAGAGTCTAGATATAAATGCTCTTCCCCCGTCGTTGTCAACCAGTTCATTTTTGACCAGCCTAGGAGGCAGCACAGCTCCAGCGGTTACAAATATTTCTTTTCCTACAGCAACTATTTCCGCGGCTTCCGTCACAACAACAAGAATTATTAAAGTGTTCCAGATTGTTGGTGGAGTATGGACATGGCAATCAGATTTAATTTTACCACCATAATCATATTTGGAGCGCATTAAATGGCATACATTATTAATAAATTCAGTGGAGAACAGTTGATAGTTTTAGAAGATGGAACTATCGATACCTCCACCAGCGTGAATCTAGTCGGCAGAAATTATGTGGGATATGGAGAAACACAAAACGAAAATTTTGTATGGTTGCTAGAAAATTTTGCCAATGACGCTCCCCCATCGAGACCCCTTACAGGTCAGATTTGGTTTAATACCACTAACAACACTGCTTATTCTTATGATGGTTCCAATTGGAGACCTATAGGTTCTGCGATCTTAAGTGAAACAGCTCCCGAGAATCCCAATTCGGGAACATTATGGTTACAGACACCATTAGCTGTGCTTTACGTATGGAATGGCACCGCATGGAAATTCGTTGGACCAGAAGCAGTTGAAGGTTTTGGAACAACCAGAGCCCGATCAACAAGTCTTAGCGATATTAACGGTAATCCGAGACCTGTTATATTTTTAGAAATAGATCAACAGGTAGTAGCAATAATTTCTAAAACAGCGTTTACTATTAATCCCACAGATTCGGTAAATGGATTCAGCAATAACCTTATCATAGGAATTAATCTATCATCCTCGGCTAAGGTCAACGGTGATATCACAGGTAACTCATACACAACAGATTTATTCAAAACTGCAAGAACAATTAATGGAGTTCCGTTCGATGGCGGAAATGATATAACTGTAAAATCATCTACCACAAATAAATTAAAGAAAGGCAGCTATATTGTAGGTAGTGACTTTGACGGCAGTTCAGAAATAACTTGGTCAGTTGATGCAACTTCTTCAAATGCCATAGGAAAAGTAGTTGTTAGAAATAGTCAAGGAGGTTTTTCCGCAGGAACTATCACTGCCGATTTCCTTGGTAATCTTTCAGGAGATGTGACCAGCACAGGATCTAGTAGCTTTAATATTGTTACGGCTAATCAATTTATAGGTGCCACACTAACAGGAAATGCAGGATCTGCAACCAAGTTGACCACAGCCAGAAAGATCAATGGAATAAATTTTGACGGCACAACTGATATCAGCATTGATGCACCTGCATTGACATTGACAGGAAATACTCTATCTCCAACAGTGACTATATCGTCTCTAACTCAGGTTGGAACGTTACAGAATCTCAGTGTTGCAGACACCGGCGTAACAGTAGGTAGCGCAGGACAACTGCGTTTATTTGTAGATGCAAGCCGACCTACCATACGATCTGATACAGGAATTTTAAATTTTGATATGGGGCCAACTGGTCCCGATGTGTCATTTGTTGATTCGGCTACCTCGTTGTCTCTTGGCGGGCCAAATGCTCCGGCAATCATAGGAGATAACACAACTAATTTAGGTATCACAGGTTATAAGTTTGATAAGATCTATGCAAATGAATTTAAAGGAAATGCAGACACAGCCACTGCCGCTGTCACAACCACTAATGTGGCAGGAGGAGGAGCAGGCGCATTAATTTATCAGTCCGGAGTGGGCACAACAACAGCACTATCACTAGGAGCAGACGGATATATTCTAAGGGCTAGACCAGGCGGACCATCATGGGAATCTTTGACATATGAGCAGTTGACCAAAGGTTCGTATGTGAACATGGTTAATACATCAACCAGTGGTCCAGTAAGTTCTTTTAATTCATCACTTCCTGTAACGATTTCTGTAGATGCTACTTCGTCTAATACAGTTAGTAAAATTGTAGCAAGAGATTCCAGCGGTAATTTTTCTGCAGGCACAATTACTGCTAATATGACTGGAGACGTTTCGGGCAATGCTACCACAGCCACAAGATTACAAAATGCACGGACCATCAATGGAGTATCGTTTGACGGCACAGCTAATATAACAGTAACGGCTACAGACCCTAACAAAGTTGCAAAATCAGGCGATTCGATGACAGGATATCTTACATTAAATGCTAATCCTGTTAATTCATTGCATGCCGCAACAAAATCGTATGTTGATAATTTTGTTCAAACTTTTATATTCACATATGGCAATACCGTTTATGCCTATGGTTATACCAATCAAGTAGGATCTTGGAACAATGATTATAACTGGGTAGATGTATTCCCCCCTGGGGGAAAAACTATGGCAAATTTAGTAGCTTTTATTCCCAGCATAGCTGTGATTCATTATGCAGGAGGAGTTGACGGCAACGATTCGTTAAGATGCACATGGGCTAATCTAGGAGATAGAATTAGAATTTGGGTTCAAAATACTGAGCAACGTTCTACACCTGCAGCAAATTATCTAGCAATTTGGAGTTAAAAAAATGTATTATGTATGCGTCGAAAATAATGTTGTTGTCAGCGTGTTAAACTATGTTCCTACTGTGCCTCCTTCGGTATCAGTAACAGAAATAACTGATACACAACACAATCAAATCCTAGCAGAAACACATAAATTTGATGTAGCAACAAAGACAGTAATAGTCAACCCAGCTTATTCTCCTTCTGCCAAAGAACAAGAACAAAATAATGCTGTAGAAAGAGAATTTCTTCGCAGCACAGACTGGAAAATACTACGTCATATTAGACAAAAAGCTCTGGGAGGTCCTAGTAGTTTGTCAGATGCTGAATATTTAGATCTAGAACAACAAAGAGCAGCGGCAGCAAATCGTATTATATGATAGAATAAATAATAGATATTAGGGGCTAACAGCATGGCATATGAAGTTAATAAATTTAATGGTGTGTTTTTAACATCTGTAGCAGATGGCACCATAGACACCACCACAGATCTACGGTTTATTGGTAAAAACTACGCAGGATATGGTGAAGTTCAAAACGAAAATTTCCTACATTTACTAGAAAATTTTTCCAATACCACAGCTCCGCCTAAGGTTATTACAGGGCAGATATGGTTTGATTCTGCTAATAAAAAAATTAAATTTTATGATGGATCAAAATTCAAAGTTGCAGGCGGCGCAGAAGCCAGCGCAACAGCTCCTAGCGGGTTAACCACAGGAGATTTTTGGTGGGATACTGCTGCCAAACAACTCTATACATGGAACGGAACAGAATTTACATTAGTTGGACCCATAGCTAGTCCTGATCTAGGAACATCTTTAGTAAGTTCGGCTGTAGTTTATGGCACAGTTTCTACCGCAGTTGGACCCCATACTATATTAAAAATAATAGCAGATGATAAGGTCATCGGAGTTGTCAGTAAAACTGCTTTCACTTTAGATACCAATAAGAATTCCATAGATGATTTTACAGTGATTAAGAAAGGATTTACACTGGCTAAATCACAGACTGGTGTGTCAACAGATGATTATATATTCTGGGGATCATCATCTAATGCTCTTAAGTTAGGTGGATTTACTGCGGATCAATATTTGACCAAAGGGGATAATACATTTACAAATGAAGTAGTGTTCAAAGATCCCGGACTTCAAATCGGTGATGGCAATGATCTACGAATCCGTATTGAAAATGGCGATGAAGCTATATTTGAAAATAGACTAGGTAATCCTATCACATTTAGAATAACTGTAACTGATGTCACAGATGAAAGAGATGTTGCAATAATACAACCAACCGCCGTGGTTCCTGGCGACAATAATTCGTATTCATTAGGCACAGCATCTTTGCTATGGAGTAATGTTTACGCCACAGCATTCAGAGGAAATTTAATAGGAAATGTCACAGGAAATGTCACAGGAACAACTAAAGGCAATCTACTAGCTTCTGACAATACTGTAATGATAGATTCAGCCAGTAAACAAATTGGATATGCGGGAGCAAATATCGTAGGAACATTAACTGGATCTATAACAGGTTCCGCAGCAACTGCCACAAGTTCAAGCAAACTAAATGACTTAAATCCTTCAACTTCAGTTCCAGGTGGCGGTGTCGCAAGTATTCCTGTGAGAGATACCTCTGGAAACATATATGCAACACAATTTGTAGGAACCACTGATAAATCAGACAAAACTTTTATAGACAGAACAGATGCTGTGTCAGATCCCACATGGTCAAATACCACAGTCAGCACACAATATAGAACAGCAAGATTGACAGCAACAGCCTATAGCATTGCTGCACGAGATGCTAGCGGTAACATAACAGCTAATATATTCAATGGCACTGCTACAGCAGCTCGATACGCCGATCTTGCAGAAAAATATCTCACAGACAAAGATTACGACGAGGGAACGGTAGTTTCTGTGTGCGAACACGGAGAACATGAAGTTGAAGCCTGTCAGTGGGGACAACGTGCTATTGGCGTAGTTTCTGCCAATCCTGCATTCATGATGAACAAAGATTTGGAAGGTGGAACTTATATAGCTCTAAAGGGTCGTGTACCTTGTAAGGTAGAAGGCGCAGTTCGTAAAGGTCAACGTTTAATAGCTGGTAATAATGGCACAGCAACAGCGGCAGTTCCACATGCCAACGATGTATTTGCAGTTGCATTAGAATCTAGCAATGACACAGATGTAAAAACAATAGAAGTATTGGTAATATAATATGGCAAGTTCTGGAACCCAAATCTTTGCCTCAGACTATGTGACTATACAGGACAAAGCTCAGTCTGTGCTTGGCACAGGAACAGGCACTAGAGGTTACGGTCAAACACTGCAATCGTCTGATGTATATAGCGGAAATAATATCACCAAAGATCAATGGGATTTGCTTAGATACGACATAACCAGCATAAGAATGCACCAAGACGGAGTTATGCCTAACATCGTTACGGTGAATAAAGGAGATCCTATTGGTTACGGATCAACATCTCCAAATAACAATTATGATGTATTGATTGAAGCAGCCATTGCCAATAGATTCCAGATAGCATCAAATCAATCCACAGTTACGGCCAAAGGCTCATCAACCTATAGTTCGGCATGGTCGACTTCGGCTACAATGACATTGACCTGCACATTTTCCACAGCCAATCAAGCTAGATACTTCTTTAACAGCGGTGGAAAAATACGTGTAAACCCCACATTGACGGGAGGGTCAGCTACCCAACAGGTTAACGCATGGAAAAATTTATTATCCAGCATAGGAACTAGATCTTTTGGTGCAGATACTGATCCAATAACAAACTATTATACATTAACTAATTCATATCAAACATACTATCAAACATCTATGACCACTCCTTATTCTGCTAATAATTACAGGTTAGAAGCTAAAACTGATGTTGCAGATAATTCTAATGGAACGGCTACTGTATTGTATTTGAGAATAAGTCTAAATGATTCCTATACCGATCCAGATGTTCCATACGGGGTAAATTTCCCCCCAGGAGATTCAGTTGACGGAACATTGAATATAGCCATAGAAGAACTTAAAGCATCGGGAGCATTGTTTCCTACCGGAACTTTTTCGATCACAAGTCCAAGTTATTCACTTTCTGGCATTTCTGCAAGTTAAGGTATTAAATAGCATACTATGGCGGCTATAAACAGTAAAATCAGTCAGGCTGATTACAACACAATTAGGAATAAACTGGTTTCGGTGATCGGCTCCGGCTCTGTTGATTACGGCTGGGGGCAATCTATCAAAAGTTCTGCGGTTGCTGAAGGTAACACAGTTTCAATAAATGAATACAGCAATTTACGATATGATATCATAAATGCATGGACACACATCTATGGTTCGGCCCCTACCACATACACTGTAGCAGAAGGTAACACCATAAGATATAATGCCAGTAATGCTCCTATTTCAGCACATGACACTCTGGCAGATACTATCGTAGCTAATAGATTCACCATAGCAGCAGGGCAATATGCCACAACCGCGGCAACATCTGTAAGCAGAACCGCAGCATGGTCCAACAGTTTAACCTGCACTATCGATGTCTATTGGTCCGATGCTGCTCAAGCCAGATATTTTTGGAACAGCGGAGGTCAATTACGAATCACCGCCAGCAAGTCAACAGGTAGTTTAAGCAACAGTCAAAACACATCTTGGACTTCTATTTTGAGCACAGCAGGCACACAGATTTTTGGAGGTAATACCCCGGGAACTGGAACGGCGCCAGCCGACGGTTTAAATTGGTATAGACTATATCAGACCTTTCAAAACTTGTATACAATTAGTGGATCTAGTCCTTATGGTGGAAATACATATAGAATACAATCTAGATGTGCTGATGTTATTTCTAACAATACCGGTTTATCAAAATATGCTCAATTTAAATTGGATTTTATAGATAATTATACAGATCCTGTGCCTGCCAACAATCCAGACGGTAGTGCCAATAATCCTCTAAACTATCCTCCTGGTGATGCAGTAGATGGCACCTTAACGGTCTCAGCAAATGTGCTATACGCTACAGGAATCCTGGTGCCGTCCGGAACCTTTGCTGTGGTTAATCCAACTATTGCTATTTCTGCTATAACAGGATCATGATATTTTTCTGCCTAAATAACTGACCGCTAAATAAACAGCGCAGTTAATTCAGGAGAAAATATGCAAGAGCATCTACAAAAAGCTCTAGAGTTTGCTAACTATAAGCAGACTTTTTCAATCCAAAGAAAAATCCTCAAAGAAAAAATGCAGGCCAAGCTAGCCTACGGGTTCAACGGTGGCCTTTTTCATATCGACAGGAATTTGATTACCTTTGTTAACCTACTCTGCGAAAAGGGAAGAACACAGGGCATTGTTCTTTTGGACGAAAATGAAAATCCTATACTGGTAGAAGATTTAGAATCATTTAAAGACGAAATATTCAGCAGATACTTCGAAGTCACCAATGAATATCTAGAACAGTATCAGAATCTAAAGAAAAGCAGATCTGTAGAAAAATTGTTAGAACAATGAAACGTGGAATACTGATTTACGCACACAATAATCGATCTATTGATTATGCAGTCATGGCCATTATTTCTGGGGGGCTAGCTAAGAAAAATCTAAATGGGCCAGTGTCTTTGATAACAGATCCCTCCACGGTGGAATGGATGAGTGAGTCAAAAATTTTAGAAAAGGCCACAACAATATTTGAAAATATAATTATCGTTACCAGACCAGAAACAAATAATCAAAGAAGGTTATCAGACGGTGAGTGTAGCAACATGGTTCCTTTTGTTAATACTAACAGAGACAGTGTTTGGGATCTCACCCCCTATGATAGAACCCTGTTGATTGATAGTGATTTTTTTATACTTTCAGATCGATTAAACAACTATTGGGGAGTAGAAGACGATCTTTTGCTAGGAGAATCTATCAATGACATCTACGACAATGCCAGACTAGGCTATCTAGATAAGTATGTTTCCGAAGTGGGAGTAAAACTATATTGGGCAACCACTGTGATGTTTACCAAAAACGAAAATACAAAATTGTTTTTTGACACAGTTAATTTTATCAAAGAAAATTACAAACACTACGCAGATGTTTTTAGATTTGATGCTAGGCAGTATAGAAACGACATAGCATTCAGCATTGCCAAACATATACTAGATGGTTACCAAGAATCTATCACAGGAAGACTGCCTGCGGTGCTTACCACTCTAGACAAAGATATTCTCTATGATCTAACAGGAAACAAATTAAATTTTTTAGTCAATCATAGATTAGATAATAATTTCTGCGCAGCTTCGATCTCTAACCTTGACATACACATAATGAACAAACAGAGTATTATTAGAAACAAAGATAAGCTCATGGAGATGCTATGAATTTTGGATATCTAATCATAGTGGCCGAACATGAAAAAATTGATTATCTTAAATTGGCCTACGGACTAGCACTTAGTATAAAAAATACACAGAGAGAAGGTTATGATAAAGTTGCCTTGGTGGTTGATGATAAAAATAAATTAAAAAACCTCAAGAGTCCTTGGGTATTTGATGCAGTAATTGAATGGAAGGAACAGACATTTTGGGATGGCCGTTCATGGATGGACCAATTGAGCCCTTGGGAACACACAATCTGCCTAGATGCAGATATGTTGTTTCTTAGAGATTACAGTCACTGGGTAGAATATTTTCTTGAAAATTCAGAATTGTATGTGGCCAACAGCAGTTACACATATCGAGGAGAAACAGTCACAGGTGATTTTTATAGAAGAGCTTTTGTGAGAAATAATTTGAAAAATCTATATTCTATGTGGACTTATTTTAGAAAAGACAGTGAATTAGTCAAAGATTTTTTTGAACTTGGTAGGCAGATAATAAAAAATCCCACAGAATTTTCTAATGTATTTTTAACAGAATATAAACCAAAGATTGTTGGCACAGATGAAGCCTTTGCTCTGGCAGCTAAAATTTTAGACATCGAGGATACCATAGCATATCATTTGCAATTTCCTCGGATCGTGCATATGAAACCAATGATACAGAATTGGCCTTGGCCTGCGGACTCGTGGAGCGATCATGTGGGATTTTATCTGAATAGAAAAGGCCAACTCAAGATAGGAAATTATTCGCAGACTGACATAGTCCATTACGTAGAAAAAGATAAGATAAACGATGAGATGATCAACATCTTAGAGGAGATAGCATGGAACAAGTAATAGATTTTGATGAATGGTATGCCAATTACAAACCTGAACCAGTCAGTTATGTAGCTGTGTATAATCCAACAGATGGCAAGGTAATTAGTGTAGGACCTAAACATGCATTTGTTAACGAAAAATATCAGATCAATCTAGACAAGGAAATTGCTGAAGATATTATAGAAGCAAGAATCCTTATAGATAATTGTCTAGTAGATATGGATTCAAGTGTGTTAGAAATCGCAGAAATAAAAAATTTGATAAAAATAGATGACGTATTACATAGAATAATCTCTGTAGAATATGCTAACGTTGAAAAACCTGATGTATATATAACATACAGTAAAAAAAATAAAACTCTCAAGATTCAATTGACTGAAGATCTAGGAGGTACAAAGAAACTTAAAGTGAAAAGGAATCCTAGGAAAATAGTTTGGGATGGTGCTACTGAAATGAACTTTTTAATCACTGACTACAATGATCCTAATTTGATTTTTGAAATGTTTAGTATTAAAATAAATGAATTGATAGGAAAGACCAAAGTTATCAAAAACGTAGACTACAATAAGTTCAGTGTCTATACACGACGCCTGTTTAAAAATTATGTGATAGAATATAAATGAAAATAATAGAATTTGATGTAATCTTTCTCAGCTACGATGAGCCGAATGCGGATCTACATTATGCAGATTTGTGTGCCAAGGTGCCATGGGCCAAACGCATACATGGGGTGAAAGGATCAGATCATGCGCACAAGGCCGCAGCGGAACTCAGCGAAACAGATTGGTTTATTACAGTTGATGCTGATAATATTGTAGATCCTAGGTTCTTTGATCTAGAACTAGACATGACCGATCCTAAGATCAAAGTCTATGGTTGGTGCGGTAGAAATAATATCAATGGATTGCGTTATGGTAATGGCGGATTAAAAATCTGGCGGAAAGATTTTGTTTTGAACATGCAGACGCATGAAAATGCCACCAGTGATAGAGCTCAGGTAGATTTTTGTTGGGAAGATGGATATCGTAATTTTCCTAGAGTATATTCAGACAGCATCATCACAGGATCGCCATTTCAAGCATGGCGAGCAGGATTCCGTGAAGGTGTAAAGATGACCTTGCTAGATGGAGTAAAGGTGCCTTCACAAGAAATTAAGGAACGAATCTGGTGGCATAACATCCATAGACTACGCATGTGGTCAACAGTAGGTTCACATCACGAAAACGGAATGTATGCAGTATACGGAGCTAGATTAGGAACATGGTTAACCAACTGCACACAATGGAATTACGTTGAAGTTAGGGACTTTGAAATACTAAGAGGGATATGGAATCAATATGGTCATCCTTTTGAAGAAGTAGATGGTGAAGGTCTGTTAGAAGAAATTCAATCATTAGGAGAGAAAATTAAACAACAACTAGGATTCGATTGGCCTTGGTTAGATGAAAAACAAAGCAAATATACTTTAGATCTATACGATGAAACAATTAATCTTGGGTTGACTTATTATGTGATGCCTGAAAATGTATGATATATTTTTTGCCAGCCGAACAAAAATAGACGAGTCAGTGTGGCTCGAGGCCAGACAAAGATTTCCTAGGGCACAAAAGATTGAAAATATCAAAACATTCAATGACGTGAGATCAAAATCTTTTACTAAACATTTTTGGGTAGTCTGGGATCATATTATTTTGAGAGATGATTGGAAATTTGAATATGCGATTCCTAAATGGGATGAAGAGTATATTCATGTGTTTAAAAACAACGATTATTACGATGGTGTTTGTATATTTCATAAAAATCATAAAATTTTACAACGAGAATGGGACTATAGATTTTTTACCAAGAAGAAGGAGGTAGATATAGTTTCCAGTGCGCCTAAGCCGTTTGACATAGTTTTTATCTCATACAACGAACCTTTTGCTGATGAAAATTGGCAAAGGCTTTTAACAAAAGCAGATAGCCGGAAATGTCACAGAGTAAATGGAGTCAAAGGTATACATCAAGCCCACATAGCGGCTGCCAATATTGTCAGTACTGATATGTTCTGGGTAGTTGATGCCGATGCTGAGCTAATGGATACTTTTGATTTTAATCATCAAATTCCTTATTATGATTTTAACGCAAAAACCACAGTTCATGTCTGGAAGAGCAGAAATCCAGTCAATGGTTTAGAATATGGAAATGGTGGAGTAAAACTTTTACCAACAGAAATGACAAAGAACATGGATTTATCTAAGCCTGACATGACCACTAGCATCAGCAAACAATTTAGATCCATGGATGAAATTTCTAACATCACAAGATTCAATACAGACCCATTCACTACATGGAGATCTGCTTTTAGAGAATGTTGTAAGTTAGCCAGCAGGATTATTGATAGGCAAGACGATAAAGAAACACAAGAAAGATTAGATACATGGTGTGAGAAATCCACGGATGAATATGCACTAGATGGGGCCCGTTGTGGTCGAGAGTTTGGTGCAAAAAATAAAACAGAGATTGAAGTTTTAAAAAAAATCAATGATTATGATTGGCTAAAGGAAAAGTTTGATGAAAGATATAGAGAGAATTAATAAATTCATTCCGATCATGAATGAAATCTCTCCAACCTTTTGCCTTGCGAAATGGCATCATACCACTATCTATCTCCAGACTGGAGAAACACACAGTTGTTATCATCCACCGCCACACAAGATTTCTATAGAAGAAATAACCATCGATCCCAGTGCTCTGCACAACACAGAACAAAAGAAACATGAACGTTTAGAAATGCTGAATGGTGGCAAACCCAGTGGTTGTAACTACTGCTGGAATATAGAAGCATTGGGTGAAGATTATGTCAGTGATCGTAAAGAGAGAAATTCGACTATCTACACATCTGAACGTTTCAAAGAGATTAAAGATGGAGACTGGGATCAAAATATCAATCCTCAATACATAGAAATTTCATTTGGTAATGAATGTAATTTCAAGTGTGGTTATTGCCATCCTAAACACAGCAGTGCCTATCATAAAGAGATCAAAGATTATGGTCCCTATGACATGGTAAAAAATCATCGCAATGATATAGACTGGTTCAAAATCTACGAAGAAGAATCTAATCCCTATGTGGAAGCATGGTGGCGTTGGTGGCCCGAAGTGCGTGAGACACTGACTATTCTACGCATCACGGGTGGTGAACCTTTGCTGCAATCTAGCACCTGGCGTTTGTTAGAAGATCTAGAAACTAATCCCCTGCCAAATCTAGAGCTAAACATTAATACCAATTTTGGTGTTAAGCCTGTGCTCATAGACCGACTGATTCTAAAAGTTAATAATCTGGTAAACAACGGCAAGATCAAAGACTTTAAGATCTTTACCAGTATAGATACATGGGGTTCCCCTGCAGAATATATTCGAACAGGATTAGATCTAACTGTATGGGAACGTAACCTAGACACTTATCTCACTGAGACATCTCTGCCTATCACGTTTATGATTACATTCAATATCTTAACCGTGGTAAACTTCCAAAGTCTTCTAGAAAAGATCCTTGAATGGCGTGAGAAGTATAATGGATTTGAGCAGAATAAATGGCAGCGTGTGCGTTTTGATACACCGTTTCTAAAAGAACCATTACAGTATGATATGAATTTACTGCCTAAAGACGAATTTATGCCATACATGCAAAGTCATCTAGACTTCATTCTAGCCAATCTAGACGATAAAAATCGTAGCAAATTCAACGACTTAGAGTATGCTAAATTTGAAAGAGTGGTAAAATACATGGAATCAGCTGTCTATACCCCAGAAAAACTAAAAGAAGGCAAAAGAGACTTCTTTAATTGGTTTACTGAATATGACCGCAGGAGAGGTACCAATTTCGTCAAAACGTTTCCAGAATTAGAAAAATTCTACAACGATTGTTTTGTGGATGTAAGATGATTTCCGAATGTATATCTAATCGATCAATACAGCCCGGAGATCGGGCTATCATCTGTTTAGGAGACAGTTTCACACAAGGGCAAGGAGCCTGGTCCGCTGAAACTTGGAAACAGCACAACTATCGAATAGATCATAAAATAATCAAAGGAGATCTAGAAAGAGAAATTTATGCTAATAGTTGGCCATCTCAATTAGGTAAGAGATTACCAGAATTTGTAATGATAAATCTCGGAGTTATTGGCACTGGAAATCGTGCAGCGGTAAAAGAACTGTATCTGAATCCAGGACTAGGATTGGATAAAATTTCTGGAGGTGTCTTAATATACATGCTTAGTGGAATAGAAAGGTTGGATTTAATAAACAAAACATTTCCTGCAAATAGACATTTTGATACTATATGGCCTAGTCCTGATCACGAAAGTGAATTATGGCGATCCTATGCCAAACAGGTATGGAGCGATAAATTTAGTGCTATTGAAACTATATTGAACATAAAAGAAGCTGAAACATATGCTAAGGCAAATAATCTTCATCTAGTATTGATCAGTGCGTTTGAACAACGCTATACTGCTGAATGGTTTGAGCGTATGCTAGATAAAGTACATAAAGAATTGATAGCAACAGTTCCTTGGGATAAATTTTTTTATCCTTACAATTATCTAAGTTTTATCGAACTATTATTAGAACTTGAAGGAAAAAAGGAATTAGCCAACGGTAGTTGGTATAGTCATTATACAGCATTGAGCACTCCAAGTAAATATGTCACTAACTGCTGCCATCCTACCATAGAAGGTTATACAGTAATAGCAAATGAGATATACAAGTATTTGAAAGATAGGAATTTAATTTAATGAAAGTATTGAATGTAGTAAGATCAAAAAATTCTGTATCTGATGTCATAACAGATGATCCCATAACACAAACAGGACAGGATAATGTTAAGATATTTAATGAAGAAAATCTTCCCACGGATTTTTTTGTATATTTCATCAAACTAGGAGATAAACATTGCACAGGTTATACCTATGGTGATGCATTTGTTAAAGAAAAAGGCGTGTTATCCGAAACTCCAATCGAAATTATGAAAAGAATTAAAAAAGGCACTGCAAAAATTGTTCTGTCTTGGCCGTTAGAAAGTTTTGTAGAAGATAACATTTTCTTTGCTATTCATAATTATTTTAATCATTATCAAATATCTTTAACATCTATTGTCTATCTAAATTGTTGTTCAAACGGAAAAATTTTATACGATTCTTTTTGTTCTAGAAATGAAATTGGAAAAAATCTAATTTCTCTAGAATATATTCCTTGGTATTTGTATGATACCTATCATGTTACTCCACCTTATATACCGGGAAAAAGAAACAAAACATTCTTTGCTTTAAATAGACGCATGCACGAGCATAGATGCTTGACTGTGATGTTAATGACAAAAGAAAATTTATTAGATAAATTTTATATGAGCTTTCCTAAGAATCATATAGGAACTAACGAAACATTCCTTTATAAGGCATCGGGGTATATACATTCCTTTTCTAGATACGGATTAACTTTAGAAGATGTAAAGCGCACTGACGAAAAATTACCACTAATTTTAGATGTAGATAATTGGAATCCTTATCCCTTACCTATAGTGTCAAATAAATTAAAAAAATTTTACGATGATTCTTTTATGTCTTTAGTTGCAGAAACTTATTTCTTTTCTAATGTTATTCATTTAACAGAAAAGACATTTAAACCAATTATTAATCATCATCCGTTTATAATGGTTTCTTCTCCTAGAACTCTTCAAGCGATTAAATCATTTGGATTCAAAACTTTTGATAATATCATAGACGAAAGCTACGACACTATAGAAGATCATTATGATAGATTTAATGCTATATTGTCTATAATCAGACATTTGGCAACCTGGGATTCTAAAAAACTTGAAAATGCTTCGAGAGAAATTAAACAAGTGGTTGATTACAACTATTTGCTGTTAAATTCTCGTCCTAGAGTCGAATTAAATAATTTTATAGAAAAATACGGAGTCGAGAAATGAAAAAAATTTTAGTATGTGGAGCCGGAGGATTTATAGGTACGCACCTAGTCGAAAGCCTAAAGAAGCAAGGACACTACGTCATCGGCGCAGATTTAAAATTTCCAGAATACACCAAAACTGTTGCGGACGAGTTTTATCAATACGACCTTAGAGATCAGCAATTAGTTGCAAAATTATTGACTGCTGACATTGATGAAATATATCAACTGGCTGCAGACATGGGAGGAGCCGGATATATTTTTACAGGTGAAAATGACGCAGATATCATGCATAACTCTGCTCAAATAAATCTTAACATAGCCAACGAAATGGTCGCTAAGGGTATCAAGAATGTATTCTATACATCGAGTGCCTGCATGTATCCTGCATATAATCAAGAAGATCCAGATAATCCATTGCTCAGCGAGGAAAGTGCATATCCTGCTAATCCAGACAGCGATTACGGTTGGGAAAAATTATTCAGTGAACGCCTTTATATGGCCTATGCTAGAAATCATGGACTTAGAGTTCGTATAGCAAGACTACACAATGTGTTTGGTCCTTTAGCAGCTTGGAACAACGGCAGAGAAAAATCTCCAGCAGAGTTATGCCGCAAGGTTGCACAATTACAAGAAGGTGGGACGATTGAAGTGTGGGGACCTGGCACACAGACTCGCAGCTTTCTATTCATTGATGAGTGCATAGAAGGTATACACAAAATCATGTCCAGCGATTA